CCAGTGGTTCCTGTTTCACCAGTGGTGCCAGTTTCACCAGTGGTTCCTGTTTCACCAGTGGTTCCTGTTTCACCAGTGGTTCCTGTTTCACCAGTGGTTCCTGTTTCACCAGTGGTTCCTGTTTCACCTGTGGTTCCAGTCTCACCTGTGGTTCCAGTCTCACCTGTGGTTCCAGTCTCACCTGTAGAACCAGTTTCGCCAGTAGTTCCAGTTTCGCCAGTAGTTCCAGTCTCACCAGTGGTTCCAGTTTCACCTGTAGTTCCTGTTTCACCAGTAGTTCCTGTTTCACCTGTAGTTCCTGTTTCACCAGTAGTTCCTGTTTCGCCAGTGGTTCCAGTCTCACCAGTGGTTCCAGTTTCACCTGTAGTTCCTGTTTCACCAGTAGTTCCTGTTTCGCCAGTAGTTCCTGTTTCACCTGTGGTTCCTGTTTGTCCAGTAGTTCCTGTTTCACCAGTAGAACCAGTCTCACCTGTCGTGCCAGTCTCACCTGTCGTGCCAGTCTCACCAGTAGTTCCAGTCTCACCAGTGGTTCCAGTCTGTCCTGTCGTGCCAGTTTCGCCCGTGGTTCCAGTCTCACCAGTAGCACCAGTCTCACCAGTAGTTCCTGTTTCACCAGTGGTGCCAGTTTCGCCTGTAGTTCCAGTTTCACCTGTAGTTCCTGTTTCGCCTGTAGTTCCAGTCTCACCAGTAGTTCCTGTTTCACCAGTAGCACCAGTCTCACCAGTGGTTCCTGTTTCACCAGTGGTGCCAGTTTCACCAGTGGTTCCTGTTTCACCAGTGGTTCCTGTTTCACCAGTGGTTCCTGTTTCACCAGTGGTTCCTGTTTCACCTGTGGTTCCAGTTTGTCCTGTAGTTCCTGTCTCACCAGTAGCACCTGTCTCACCAGTAGCACCTGTCTCACCAGTAGCACCAGTCTCACCAGTAGTTCCTGTTTCACCAGTGGAACCTGTTTCACCAGTAGAACCTGTTTCACCTGTGGTTCCAGTTTCGCCAGTAGTACCTGTTTCACCTGTGGTTCCTGTCGCTCCTATTACTGGCGTAACACTAACAGTTGTTCTTACAAATGAATAAAATGCAGTTCCTTCAGTATACCAGCTTAAAGAATGAGTAGTACTATCATCGTTATTTGCGTAAATCTTAACAATCATGCGATTGGTAGGATCTATAGTCGTTGTCGTTAACACTAAATCCATCAATGTTTCTGCTGGATTAACAGCATCGACCCACCCTATCAATGGAGCATTTGTTGATAATATTGGTCCTATAGCCGTTCCAGTAGAATCTGCCAATTGTATTGTGATGTAAGTTTGTATATGATCATTTGAAGCTGGCTTAAGAAAGTGCTGATGAAACAACTGAGATCCACCGGGTATGACCGAAAACCCTAATTCTGGTGTTATGAAGCTGGCGATGAGTATATCGTTTGTATTTCCAGCCAATGATGTTGTTACTATCTGTTGGACTGTAGCAATTGGAGTTATAGAAAGTTCTTTATAACCACTTACATCAGATGCAACAGAGTAATTGAAATAATATGTTTCTCCAGTAGATTCGCCTCTGGGTCCAGTCTCGCCTGTAGAACCAGTCTCGCCTGTAGAACCAGTCTGTCCTGTGGTTCCAGTCTCGCCAGTAGTACCTGTTTCACCAGTAGTTCCTGTTTCACCAGTAGAACCAGTTTCACCTGTGGTTCCAGTTTCACCTGTGGTTCCAGTTTCACCTGTGGCACCAGTCTCGCCAGTGGTTCCAGTTTGTCCTGTGGCACCAGTCTCGCCAGTGGTTCCAGTTTGTCCTGTGGCACCAGTCTCGCCAGTAGTACCTGTTTCACCCGTAGTTCCAGTCTGTCCTGTCGTACCTGTTTCGCCAGTAGTTCCTGTTTCACCTGTCGTGCCAGTCTCGCCTGTAGAACCAGTCTGTCCTGTGGTTCCAGTCTCGCCAGTAGTTCCAGTCTGTCCTGTAGAACCTGTTTCACCTGTGGTTCCTGTTTGTCCAGTAGTTCCTGTTTCACCAGTAGTTCCTGTTTCACCAGTAGTTCCTGTTTCACCAGTAGAACCTGTTTCACCTGTGGTTCCAGTTTCACCAGTAGTTCCAGTTTCACCTGTGGTTCCAGTTTCACCTGTGGTTCCAGTTTCACCTGTAGTTCCAGTTTCACCTGTAGTTCCAGTTTCGCCTGTGGTTCCAGTCTCACCAGTAGAACCAGTTTCACCTGTCGTTCCAGTTTCACCTGTGGTTCCGGTCTGTCCAGTAAAACCTGTTTCACCAGTAGTTCCTGTTTCACCAGTAGTTCCTGTTTCACCTGTGGTTCCAGTTTCACCTGTGGTTCCAGTTTCACCAGTAGTTCCAGTCTCGCCAGTAGTTCCAGTCTCGCCAGTAGTTCCTGTTTCACCAGTAGTTCCTGTTTCACCAGTAGAACCAGTTTCACCTGTGGTTCCAGTTTCACCTGTGGTTCCAGTCTCGCCAGTGGTTCCAGTTTCGCCAGTGGTTCCAGTTTCGCCTGTGGTTCCTGTTTCGCCCGTAGTTCCAGTTGATCCTGTAAAACCTGTTGAACCAGTCGTTCCTGTTTGGCCAGTAACGCCAGTCTGCCCAGTAGTTCCTGTTTGTCCTGTGCTTCCAGTCGATCCTGTTAAACCAGTGGTTCCAGTTTGACCAGTAACGCCAGTTAAACCAGTGGCTCCTGTTTCACCAGTAACACCAGTCAATCCTGTAGATCCAGTTGACCCTTTGGTTTTTCCAGAACTAAAATTTGAAGCACCTATAAACATTAAATTATATTCCTATTAAACATATTTTTTGATTTACATCAGAGGCTACAACATATAATCGATTAGTATTATCTATTGAAAGAGAAATGCTTTCTCCTGCATTCAATTCAAATCCATTTGATGCATCGACTCCAGAGACCCCAACATAAACCACAGCAGAATTGCCATTTAATGCTTTAACAGTTACTGAATAATTCAAAGGGTTGTCTGCCAATTGTAATTCAGAAGTTCCAATTGTTTGTTGAAATACAACTACATTTGCTTTGCCTATTTTTTGATCTGAAGCAATTACGATTGGAATGCTATCGCTGCTTGTTGTTTGGCCTTTTCTCGCTTCTCTAACTACCAATCCTCTAGAGTAACTATTTGGCAAATCATCGGCAGTATCGACAATATCATCGGCACCTTCACCAGTTAAAACGACTCTTGGTCTTTTTCTTACCAATGGTGCATCAACATAAGCAATTTCTGTTTCGTCCATGATATCGCCACCGATACCGGGATTTAATACTGTGTATCCATCTGCCATAATTCCTCCTGTTGTATTTAGAAAAATAAATCACATAATAAAAATTATTTTTCAAATAAGACATTGATCTTTTCATCTATCTAGATGAAAATGAATTTTTAGGAAAAGAATATGGAAAAAAACACACTTTTGGTCATTGAAAACGATTATTCGCAATTGATAACAACCGACCAAAATATAAAAGCTACTCTTTGGGATGCCTTAAGATTTCGTGAAAAAAATTATTTCAGAAGCAGATTGTATAAACAAAGGATTTGGGATGGTTACACTGAATTTTTTAAAAAAGAGACTGGGAGATTTCTTACAGGATTAATTCCTGAAATATCTGCTGCTTTGAAGCATTTTGGAATGGAATATGAAATTCAAGACAAAAGAACGAATACGAAATTTGAAATTGAAAATATAAATGAAAATTTTTTAAATCAATGGTTGCCTGAAAATTCCGAAAAAGTAACGCTTTATGATTATCAGGTTGATTTGATAAACACATCAATCAAACAAAAAAGAGGCATTATATTTGCCCCAACAAGTGCTGGAAAGACCAATGTTCTTTTAGGGATTTTGAAATCACTTCCACCAAGAACACCGACACTTGTTTTGCAGAATCGTATTGGTCTAGCAGAACAAAACTATTCTGAATTAAAAAAATGGAATTTTAGCAATCTTGGTAGACTTTGGGGAAAATGCGTTGAGCCAAATATCATAACTGTGGCAAGCATTCAATCGGTAATGAAAATGGAAAAGGTTCTTCCAAAAATAAAATGTCTTATCGTTGATGAAATCCATGACATGATGAGTAAAACTCCAATGGCGGTCTACAAGAAGCTTAAAGGTGCTGATATTAGAATTGCGATTAGTGCAACTCCATTCAAATTTGGAGAAAGAGATAAAGTACAAAAACATCAAGTAAAAGGATATTTTGGACCTGTTCTTAAAATAAAGTCTTCAGATGGTGGAGTATTAACAACGGCACAGCTTCAAGAAAGAGGCATTCTTTCTTCTAGCAAGTGTACATTTTATCCAATTAACGAACCTGCCATTCCTTATGATATTTATCTTGATGCTGTAACAAGAGGAGTTGCAGAAAACACATATTTCAATGATATTGTGACAAGATTAGCGAAAGGATGTACTGGAAGAACACTTATATTGGTTGATCGTGTTGCTCATGGAGACAAGTTGAGTCAAATGCTTAAAAATTCACTTTGGGTTCAAGGAAAAGATAATACAGAAACAAGAAAAGAAGTTGTATTGCAATTACAGCAGTCAAAAGAGACTGTGGTTGCAATTGCTACTCAGCAAATTTTCAACACAGGGATTAATGTGAAGGTACATAATCTTATCAATGCTGCTGGTGGTCAGGCAGATCATCAAATAATTCAAAGGATGGGTCGTGGTCTAAGAACGGCTAAAGATAAAAATGAATTAAATTATTACGATTTTATTTTCAATATAAATCCATATCTTTTGACTCATAGCAAAAGAAGAGTAAAAATACTAAAAGATCAAGGTCACGAAATAGAAATCAAAGATACGGTGGATATATGATAATTCCTGAGTTTGACAAAGAATTTTACACAACGCAAGTCGAGCAAATGTGTACAAGATATGAAAAAATATTTAAGATTTGGAAATTGAATTGGATAAAATTTTACAATTTTGTTTCTTCCAAATTAAACAATAGCACTTATAGAATATGGATATTCCTGTTTGGTTTGGAACCAATAATTAAAAGTTGTAATTTTAAACCAAGCAAAAAAGAAAAATTGGATTTCTTACAGGAAAATTCCAAAAAAAGAATTTATCAAATAATAAAGGATGATGAAAAGATAAAATTCTTTCTAAAAAACATATAGGTGTATCATGTTAGAAGTCGGCATAACAAATGATATGATTGTTCGGGCAAATAGAAAATCAATTGAAATGGGAAGAATAAAAAATTCAATTACTAGCGGATTAGGGAATATGGCTGGTTTTATTGGAGAGCAAGCAGCAAATGAAATAATCAAAGGGATTGTTGGCAATACTTATGATTACGATATTATTCAAGACAATATACTTTGGGATGTCAAGACAAAAAGATGTACATCAAGACCAAAACCTCATTACGAATGCTCTGTGGCTGCATTTAACATTCATCAAAAATGTACCAATTACGCATTTGTAAGACTTGAATTAAGAAATGACCAGTGGAAAAAAGCTTATATTTTAGGTTGGCTTGAGAAAGAAGATTATTTCAAAAAGGCTAAATTTTTAAAACAGGGTGATTTTGATCCAGACAACAATTTCATTGTAAAGTCTGATTGTTATAATGTTAAGATATCTGATTTAAATCCGTTCGAGTAACTATTCGAATTTTTCCTCACCATTTTCATCAACAAAATGTAAAACAATTCTTCCCAAAGTTGTTGTATATTTACGAAAAACTTTCATTCTTCCTGAGTGAATCTTTCTGTGACAAAGAACACAAACTGTTATCGTGTTCATTTCGTGGTATTCGCCACCATCTTTTCCTTCAATTATTCTATGGACATCAAGCAATGAATAGTCATTCTGTTGACAAAAATAACATTTTTTATCAACTAATTTTTTAATCTGTTTTTTACTGTATTTTTTGCTCACATAATATTGTAAGTTTTATGGAGTTAAATTTCATAGATACAAATATGAATTTTCATAATTTTATAGACTCTGGTTTGTCAAGGTATTCAGAATTTGAAAAACAGTTAAAAAACTGCAAAAAAGCAATTATTTCAAATATTGGAGATTCAGAAACCCCAATATATCGTGCTACAATCAATCCAAACATAGATAGAAGCATTTACATCATAGGTTGTATTCACGGAAATGAAACCGCTGGAACTACTGGTATTTTAAATTTTATGCAAAAATCAAATATGCCAAAAAGCATAAGATTAGAAATAATTCCACTTCTTAATACATCTGGTTTTATAAAAAACACAAGAAACAATTCAAATGACACTGATATTAATCGGGATTTTTGCAAGCCGACTCTTCAGCCAGAAACCGCAGCGATTATGAATTTATTGAAGAATGATAAGCCAGAATTATTATGGACTCTTCACGAAGATGCATCATGTGACGATTTTTACTTATATTATTCAAATGAAGAAAAAATACATTTATGGAAAAAAATTGTTGATTTTGCAAGCAATTATTTTCCCATAAGAAACAAAAAAATACATGGAGATGAATGCGACAATGGTTTGATTTCTCATCCATCTGAAGATAAAATCTCTATGCATCCAAAGCACAAGTGTTCGATTGAAAACAAATTTCACAACATGGGGATAAACTATTTAACAACCGAAACCCCTTGCAATGCTAGTCTAGCAAAGAGAACCTTATGTAATAGAAAAATGTTAGAATTTCTATTTAAAAATTACGCCTAATTGATCATATTGTTGATCAAATCAAGTATAGTTCCACTTTTTTCACCTTCTATTTTTTTCATTATTTCTTGTTGCTTTTTAGTTGGTAACAATTTAAAAATCTCCAAACTTTGCAATTTGCTTTTCAAATTGTCTATACTCAACGAATCGATAGTGGTTGAAATTCCCTTTTCGGAATCAAGATTCAATGCTGGTAAAATAACATTTTTGAAGTCTTCAAATTTTCTTTGTTTTGTTTCAGTCCAAATTTTATACGATATCATTTTTTTATCCTAATATTAATTTTCTATTCTATATATTATCATGAGTAATTATAGTTATAACAAACATTTGAATTTTAAAGAATGGGCATCATTTGGTTTTGGTGAAAAAAAATTGCATGACCCAGAAGGTGGAACCAAAAAAATTACTGGTTATGGACCGATTGATATAATTCATTCGAGTAAGATTATATCTGAGATTTTAGATTCTCCTGCAATTGGTAATCTTAGATTAAATCAAAAATTTCAAAACTTAATTGAATGGGGTTCAGAGGTTGGGGCATTGCAATTGCAATTAACTCCACTTGGATCTTACAAAATAATTACCAGAAGAAAAATCGCAGATGCTACTGGCCATATTGATTGGATTTGCAAAAGAATATTTCCACTTGAAGAAGGCTATCATAACACCAGAGAAGAAGTATATGCTTCTGAAATTCATGATTATTTAACATCACTCAATGAAACCATGATTGATAAAGCAAAAACAGATTTCAATGGATTCAACAAATTGTCTTTGAAATTGTTTGGGGCTGTAAGAAACACTTATCCATCATATTGTATGTTTCCAATTGGTATGCTGAAAAAAAACGAACACTATCACAAATACATATTTGAATTTCGTGGTCATGGAGTCGAATCTCCAACCTCTGGGAGAGCAGAACAATTCAATATAGATCTTTATTGGGATGCTAAAAAAGGATTGTTGAGATGTTGGGGATATAATATAGATTCAACAACTAGACAGCATTCTTGGAAAGTTCAACCTTCAGAATGGGATGAAAATTTTGCCCCTACTCAAGAACCAAAGGAAATTATTGACGCAGTCGTAAAAATATTTATGACCTATTAAAAAATATGAAAAACATTATAAACATATCCTTGGCTTCAATTTGTTTACTTTTAATTTTTTTGACAAACAAAAAAAATGAAAATGTATTGATCACAAAAGAAAATTACAATAAAGAAAAATTATATACAGCAGAACAAATAAATGATTACAAAGAGATTATTTCTGCTGCTAACAATTCTAATCAAAAAATATTACTTGTATTCTTTTCAAAATGGTGTATTCCTTGTCAAAAAATGGAACATGAAGTATTCAGCACTTCAAAAATTAAAAATAAAATTAAACAAAAAGAATTATTGTATCTCACCATAGACATTGATCTTGATAAAAACAAAGAAATAGTTTCAAAATACAATGTTAAAGCAATACCTTTTTATGTAATCATAGACAAAAAAGAAAATATTGTAAAAAAAGATGAAGGATTTAAAAGTTCTAGAGAATTCAATAATTGGCTGGATTAAATTCAAATTAATTTTTCATCTTTTGATCAACAAACACATTCAGTCGTAAAACACTTTTAAAAATATAAAAAAATGGTTTAAAATTACTTAATTTTAAGTCAAAACCATGTTATATTTAAGAAGCAAAAAATGAAAAATTGCCAATAAAGGAATTGAAAAATGGAAGATAATATTTTTGAAGAAAATCAAGTGGGCAAAACAGATGACTGGCGTGATGAATGGAAGGACATGCCAGAATTTGTTCAAAATAAACAAGAACCATATGCAAAAATTATCTTCCGTTTTGACAACGAAGAATCTTTACAAGATTTCGCAAAACTTATAGGGCAGAAACTAACAAACAAAACTAAAAGTGCTTGGTTCCCATTCAAGTCTCATTTTCAAAAAACAAAAATGAAATGGGTTGACTCAAATCAGCTTGAGTTTGATTTCAAACCAGAAATTGAAAAAGAAAGTAAAGAAAATGAATAATATTTTGCAGCACAATACGAAAGATACAATAGAAGTTTTCATGAAAGTTGTTAATGATGTTTTAAATATTAACGATTTAAAAATCAAAGATATAATTATTCAAACCATAAAATATTTAAAAGGTGATAAAAATTTAAGAGAAGAATTAAGGGAAGGGCAAGAATTAGAATCAAGATGGTATAAATCTGTTGAAAATGGTAATCCCGACTATGGAGTTTATGACCATCCGTATTATCTATCAGAACTAGTTGCGTGTTGGTCGATCTATTCCAAAGAATATATTAGAAATATAAATAAGCTTGGATTGTTCCCTGATAGTCCAAAAGTGATTGTTGACTTAGGATGTGGAATAGGATTTTCAACCTTAGCATTAAAACAATTGTTTCCTAATGCAGAAGTATTTGGAACAAACTTAAAAAATACTATGCAATTTTCTATTTGTAATAGCATAGCTGAAAAAAATGATTTTAAAATTGTTGAATCTATTTTAGATATTCCAAAAAATGTAGATATTGTTTTTGCAAGTGAATATTTTGAACATATAAATAATCCAATAAAACATTTATTCGATGTGGTTGAACATATGTCTCCGAAAAATTTATATGCTGCAAATTCGTTCAATACTAAAGCTATAGGTCACTTTCCATTCTATATTGTTGCAGATGAACTTATTGAGAATAAAAAGTTAGGTAGAGTTTTTGGTTCCGCAATGCGACTTCATGGATATGAAAAAATAAATACAAAATTATGGAACGCAAGACCAACATACTGGGAGAAAATAAACAATGAATAATCCCAAATATCCATTTTACATTATATCAAAAGGTAGAGGTAAATCTTGTTTAACGGCAAGAGAGCTTTTGAAGATTAATGTTCCTTTTCAATTAGTGATTGAGCCACAAGAAATAAATGATTATAAACACATTACAAAAAACATCCTTTTACTTCCATTTAGTAATTTGGGTCAAGGATCTATACCTGCAAGAAATTGGGTATGGGAACATTCTATTGCGGAAGGACATGAAAGACATTGGATTTTAGATGATAATATAGAAGGTTTTCACAGATTAAATAGAAATGCAAAGCCAGTAGTTTCATCGGGAACAGTTTTTAAATGTGCGGAAGATTTTACAGACAGATATGAGAATGTGGCGATAAGTGGATTTAACTATTATTCATTTTGTAAAACCACAGACAAAGTGCCACCATACTATCTAAACACAAGAATTTACTCTTGTATACTGCTTAAAAATGATTTGCCTTATAGGTGGAGAGGTAGATATAACGAGGACACAGATTTAAGTTTAAGGGCTTTAAAAGATGGCTATTGTACGATATTGTTTAATGCTTTTCTCGCAGGAAAAGTTACAACAATGAGAATGAAAGGAGGAAATACAAATGAAATTTATAAAGAAACAGATAACAGAAAAGAATTTGCACAATCGTTAGTAGATCAGCATCCAGATGTTGCAAAGGTAACTTGGAAATTTGGCAGATGGCACCATCAAGTTAATTACAAGCCTTTTAAAAATAATAAACTAATAAAAAAAGAAGGTTTGATAATACCAGATGGAATAAATAATTATGGAATGATATTGATTAACGAAAAAAAATAAAATCATTCGATTTTTTGATTATTCCACATGCCTAAGAATTTATCTCTACCAGAAAAATAATGACTAATCCAATCTTTGGTTTTTCCATCAAATATAGGAACCCAAAGTCTTTCTATGATGTATCCTTCTAATGGATTTTTTCGATTGCTCAAATATTTTATAAGATATTCATAAAAAACTTTTGATCTAAATTTTATATTATTTGTTGGAATTACCATTAAAGAATTTCTTGTTTGTTCCAAATTCTTCATATATGAATCAAAAAAAAGATGATAATAAAAATTGAATACTGGTAATCCTATGGGGTGGACCTTTTCGATTGGCTCATAATAAAAAGTAATTTCATGCGAGCCAACTTTTTTAAAGTAAAATGGATCATTCGTATAATTATCCGATATCTTTAATTTGTCTAAAAATTCACTACAGTGATCAAATGGATTTGCCTGACAGAAAAGTATATTGTCATATGTAGATATCTCTTCATAATTGGCAATAATATGATGTAAATAAGTGTGTGATTCTCTACCAACATTTTTTAATTCTATGGTTTTGTATTTATGATACGAATTAGACGAATTGTTTTTTTCATAAATAACTATATCTTGAAATAAATGTTCAATTTTTTTAATCCAATCTATGGATTCTCCATATCTGGAAACTACTAATTGTTTTTTACTTTTTGAGTGTAGCATTTCACTTGAATTCGTATTCAAATTGTTTTTTAAAAAATTCCACCACATCCTCATCAATACCTTGTTTGTAAATGTTCAGATCGAAGTTTAACTTTTTCAAATCATCTTTGTTTATAATTTTTTCAATATATGGAGACAAGATAAGATAATAGGGTGATATTTTTCCAAAGTTAATCCATCTGTATAACTGTTTGCTTGATTCGTAGGCTCTGTACTGCTCAATTGTTGGGCATACTCCGATGGACTTATCAATGAATTCTTTAGTTTTTTTAATAGCTTCATAGATTTTGGCGTTATAAATTTTAACTTCAGGCATTTTTGTTTTGAGTTGAGATACGGTGTCATATTTTTTCTTCCATAATTTCCATCGTTTCCAAGCTTTATCACCAACAAGACAATTGACATCTACGAGAGGATGTCCTTTTCCCATATTTATGTGTCTGAGAATATCTAATTGAGACTGAACATACAAACCATGATTAAATTCATCCAAAAGTCCTTGTGTCTCTCTTACAAGCTTATAACAAACCTTAAATATTAAAGATTTTCTAGGATCTCCTTTTCGAAGATTTATGTGATTATAATTTGGAAATATTTTTCTACTTTTTTCAATCCATATCAAACAGACCTTAAATGCCAATGATTCTAAGTTGTCCATTTTGTATTTTTCAATCATTTTTTCAACATCCTCATGATTGATCATTTTAGCTTATTTTCCTTTTATTCACAAGAGATCATGTTATTTAAACATAATATATTTGTTTTTTTAATCAATTCATGTTATATTATCTACAACTTGTTACAGAACTATAAAAAACGAAGATGGAAGCTTTCTCTTCCCCTCTAAATCTTAGTATGAAAGTATCCCAACTAAGAGATATTGGAAAAAAAACTTGGGTGGCCCATAGCGGGTAAGTCTTTGTAGTGAAAAATCACGAATGGTGCAACGAGAACCATTGTTACACCCGAATGTTAAGTAAGCCTTAGATTAGAAATAAATAGCCGACTTCTATTCTTGCAGACAAGGGAATAGACTAACTAAGAGTTTTAAAACATAAATTGATACTAATTGATTTTGTAAATTGAATCTTTAAACATTGTAGTTTAAGGGTTTAACTTACTTTTTTATTGGATTGAATGAGGGAAGTTATGTTTAAACACAGAATATCTTATTCAATTATATATAATAAGCTTATTACACAATAATCTTTATATATAACAATAAACAAAGCTAAGTCGGCACTCGGTTTAATGTAATTTAAGATAAAATTTGTCTCAAATTATATTTGTTGCAATTTGCTATTGGATTTTGTATATTTGAGCTTATGTCTAAAACTATTTCAAATTATATGCAGCTTATGGAAATGTTTTCTGATCTAGAATCCGAAAGCACATTATACATCTCCTACAATGATGATATTTTGGACTTTACCGACAAAAGCAAGCAAGATGCCTATAGGTTGGTAATATCGTCTAAAAAGGGCATTTATGAGATTCCTATGTCCAATCCATGGATGATGAATCTTTTTAACAGGGCTGCATCAAAAACTATATTTTCAGGCAACAAGAAGATATTGACTTGGAATTGGAAAAATTTTGTTTCTTTTTGTTTTGGAAGATTCAAAATAAAATTTGAATTTTTTTGTTCAATTATCGATTTGAAGATTATTGAATCATTTTTTGGTTTACGACAAAAAAAGCCAGAAAATTTTAGCGAATGTTTAAGAAGGCTTAAATTTGTTTTGGATTCTGGGAAATGGCCACAATTACAATCCATTTACAAAAGTGTTTATTTACCGCTAATGTTAGATGTTATACCAGCATTGGAATGTGTTGGGATATTAGATCAAGATAGGTTACATGCGTATTATGAGATAAATGGTCAAGAAAATGGTCGTTTGTTGTGTTTTAATGCATACACAAAGGGATATGTTCCTCATGTCATAACACCAGATCAGAAGCTCGAATTTAAGCCATTAGATTTTGATCAAGTATTTTTATACTTTGATTTTAAGAGCATGGAAGTAAAAGTACTTCAATGGTTGTCTAAAGATCCAGAACTACAAAAAGTCTGTGAAAGTTCTGATGTGTACAGTTCTGTATATGAACTTATAACAAAAACATCTTGCGATTCGGAAGATAAAAGAAATCTTTGTAAACGATTCTTTTTACCAATTTTTTATGGGATGGGCGTAAATGCCATATCTGAAAATTTAGGACTCCCAGTAAAGGCAGCAGAATCAATAGTAGAAAGGGTAAAGAGTACATTTTCTGTGGCATACTCATGGATTGAATCATTTCAGAATAAGGCAAAAGAAGAACATGCTGTTTGTGATATTTTTGGTAAAAAAAGAATATTTTTAGAAAAAGAATATAAGGCTAGAAACTTCGTAGTTCAATCTCCAGCAGCAATATTTTGTTTAGAAAAACTTATACAATTATACAAAAGCTTGAATGGTAAAGCTAAAATCGCTTATAATGTACATGATGGTTATATGCTTTATAGCACAAGAGATAATTTAAAGGATGTAATTTTAGAATCACAATCCGTTTTGCTTTCTAAAAGTCATTTGTTCCCAGATATGAATTTAAATATTTCGTGTTATGCGGGAAGAAAATTATCAGAGCTAAAGAAAATTAACATTAACAAAAGAGAATAAAATGAAAAGTATTTGTCAGTCATTTCCGATCACATCTAAAGAATTTGACGAATTAAATAAAAGTTTTGGAAAGCTTTGTTATTATGCTGCTCATCAACTTCAAAAAAAGAATTGCAAAAATAATTACACTGATGATTTTGATGATATAAATCAAGAATTGCAACTTTCAATTATTAGGGCTGGATCTTATTACAAAAGACAAATTTATATTGAGAAGTGTTTTGATAGCGTTTCTGATAAAAAATTCGATTTATTTATAGAAAAAATTATAAACAAATTAAAAGACTTGTGGCAAAATAGAACTCGCCATGGTGCTAATAGACAAAAGTTTGGAATGAAGCAAGAAATCATTCTAGATAAAATTATTGAAAAATTTATTTCAAAAAGTAAAAGACCAAATAGAAATGCTGAACTTGAAATAGATACGAAATTTGCCACATACTGTAAGGCTATTGTTTGGAATGGTCAAAAAAGTATGGGCAAAAAAATAACCAGAGAAAAGGCCATTCGATCTGGCCAAGTTTCTCTATCTGAATTTGATTATCTTAATGGCGAATAAATACAGTCAATGGAGAGTGGGGTAATAGATTGTCGGGAACTTATACATTATAGATAATTTCAAATCCTAGTATTACAATCCTCCACTCTTTATTTTTAAAAGCCCTATTTACTCGGTGTGGGTTTTTTGTTAGTTTCCTAAACAGGAGATAAACAAAATGCGAGAGTTAACACCAGAAGAGCAAGACAAGTTAGAATCGCTCACAGACCCAGATGTAATAAAGTCAAAATTTTCATGGGATGATACATTTCAAAGAAAGCTTCTTAGCATGTTGCTTGTGGATAAGCACATGCTAGTTCAAAGCATCGACAAGTTAAAGCCTACCTATTTCAGTAATGAAGCACATGTTATAATTTGCAAATTGCTTTTTTCTTTCTTTGAGAAATACAGAGAATGTCCAGACATAGATATTATTAGACAATCTTTAAGTGATCAGCTAAAAGATCGTGATAGATCGATTCAACTCTATCATATAGCTGAATTGGAAGCGATATATGACTATTATGTTGCTGGGATTGAAACAAGAGAATACCTCTTAGATAAAGTTACTTATTTTGCAAAAGTTCAAGCAATCAAAGTTGCATTTCATGATTGTTTGCAAAAAATGTCAGAAGCTCCAGAAGACGAAAAGACATGGAGTTATGTTTACGAAAAAATGCGTGAGGCGATGAGTATAGATCGCAACTATGAGCCTGGTCTTGAATATTTTTTAAATATCGAAGAGATGTTTAAAAGAATGGAAAATCGGTTTGAAGGAAAGGAAAGATATACATCATCTTTTGAGTCCATAGACAATGCTTTAACTGGTGGTGGTTTATTTCATGGTCAGATTGGATCATGGATTGGTTTGCCTGGAACTGGCAAAAGCTTGGCATTGGTAAAGGCTGCTGTCGCAAATGTTTTATTGGGTCATAAAGTTTTGTACTTAACGATGGAAATGGATGAGGTTGGAATTGCCCAAAGGTTTACTTCGCAATTCGCCAAAATAGATATAAATCTTTTGCGAACATCCAAAGAAGAGGTAAAAAGAACACTCGCTGAATTTTCTCAAGATAAAGAGGAGAAAAATCTATTAATTGTTAAGCAATTTGCTGGTGGCTCGATAGATGTGAATGGTGTTAGGGCATTTTGCTCACAACTTGAAGTTAGGGGTTGGAAGCCAGGGCTTATAATAATAGATTATGTAGGTGAAATGAAAGATGATCCTAATGTTAAGAAATACGAGAGTGCGTACAAAATATTGAGAGATCTTAGAGGATTTGGTGTCGAAAAGCAGCATTGTACTTTGACTTGTGTGCAACCAAATCAGACTGCCGCAAAGCTTGAAATTTCTCAGTATATTGATGAATCAAACATAGGAACATCTTTTGATCAGTTTAAGCCATTAGATGCATTTTGGTCTATTAATCAGCAAACGATAGAAAAAGATGCAGAGGTTGGTCGTGGATTTGTGATAAAGCATCGAGATGGAAGATCCAGATTCCCGTTTAAAATGGGTTTTGATTATAGCATGGGAACTTTGGATATATTTGAAATATCGAAGGATAGATATAAACAACTTTTGAGTTCTGTGCAGCAAAAAAGATCTGAGGACATTGAATTTGACACATACTCAGTAGATAAAAAAAAGAAACCTTTTAAGAAAAATGAAAACAATAGTGTAATAGAAGCAGATGAGGAATAACATGGCAGAAGCACCAAATGAAAAGATTGTTGTAAAAGTAAATAATAAAGATCTAGTTCTAGATCCAGACAATATGATTTTTAATGAATTTACTTTAAGCAATTATATGGATAGAGAGTACGCTTGGATTGACTATTATGGAAAGCAATTAGAAATATCTAACAAAGAGCTTTCTATGGCAGAGCTTGCTTATGAAACAAAATTTAACGAGCTTTACATATCATTTAAAGACGAGGGCGGATCTGATGGTTATTGCAAAGCTAAAGCTCAATCAAATTCTGAATGCGTTAAGCTTTACGAGTACACTATCGACAGAAAAACCACGGTAGGTCTCATAAAATCGCATTTAAAGGCGTGGGATAAAAATCATGACAATGCTCAAAATCGTGGCCATACTCTTAGAAAAGAATTAGATAAATTGAATAGAGATATATACGAAAAGAAAGATGATGGTCTTTGTAATGCCGAAGATTTATTAAAGTAAAAAGCGGAGAAAAAATGAAAAAAAATATTAGATGGGTTGTTAAGGATGATATTAAAGAAATTGCGGAGATAGAAAAAAATTGTTTTTCTCACCCTTGGAATGAAAAAGATTTTATAGAATGTTTAAGTGATAAAAATAGGATATGTAAAGTTATAGAAGAAGAAAGTAAAGTTATTGGTTTTATGGTATACGAATTAAAAAACAAAAAATTCGAAATTTTAAATATCGGAATAAAGCCAGAACTTCAAAAAAAAGGCTATGGAAAAGTACTGGTTTCTCAATTAACCGATAAATTGCAAAATGGACATAGAACAGAAATAGATGTTTTAATTTGCGATAAATATTTAGAAGGTCATTTGTTTTTCAAAAAATTAGGATTTAAAGCCCTATGGATTGAAAAAGATTTCTTCTCAGAAAATAACGAAAAAAATGACGCTTATTTTTTTAACTATACAACAAAAAAAGAAATAATTCAAAAAGAAAGATGCATTTTGGAACAGAACGAAAAAGGATGATTATGAATTGGAATTTAAGATTTTTAAATTTAGCAAAACATGTTTCTGAGTGGAGCAAAGATCCATCCACACAAGTTGGTGCTGTTATTTTTGACGATAAAAACAGAATAGTATCAATTGGTTATAATGGTTTTCCAAAGAGCGTAGCCGATGATCCAAATAAATACGCTGATAGAAATATAAAATACAAAATGGTTGTACACGCTGAAATAAATGCAATTTTATTTGCACAAAGAGATGTGTCTGGATGTTCCATAGCAACTTACCCTTTTATGCCATGTTCTAATTGTGCAAGTGTGATAATTCAATCTGGAATTAGCAATTGTATTGCTCCAAAAATTAAAGGCCAATTGGCAGAAAGATGGAGCGAATCATGTGAGCTTGCATCTAATATGTTTAGTGAAGCTGGAGTTGATTTGATTTTATACGATTTTGATTAATCTATTAGCTCCCAAACACTTATTTTGTTTTCACTATCTTTTCCTTTTTCCAATAATAAACCTTCTTCAATTTCTTTTTGATATATGTAAATTTGATCGTTTTTAATATTCCAAAGACCATAGAAAAAATTTTCTTCTCCGAATGCTGTAATGGTTTTGTTTTGATTTAAAAAAACAACACCTATATCTTTTATTGCATTTCCTTCCTTAAGTTTTAGCCAAGCTTTTTTTGTTGTTGGTAAATTTGGAAATTTAAAAACATTTAAAATATTTTCTATTCCAATGTTGTAATAAATGTGATGAGTGTGATGAAATCTTTGTCCTAATAGGCTATGATCATAAATTCTATTGTCACCAGTCATGTAAGATGTTTTAACTGGGTGTATTTTCAATAATCTTAGGGCCAATCCAAGGCAATGATCACCCCAACCAGAAAGTAATTTTGTTCTATAATTAAAAACTTTTTTAACTATATTTGAATTTATCATCATTTGCATTGTTTTATTATTTAAACAAGATATTTCCCATTCGTGTAATGGTCCTAAACCTCTTTTATACCAACAATTTTTTCCAATATATTCAGCAACTAAAAATTCTTCTTTTTGAAAATGATCTTGTATTTCCCCGCAAGCATATGTTGGAAATTCTTCATTGAAGTCATCATTCAATGAATCTATAAGACCATCAACATTTGTTACTGAGTCTTCATCAATTGATATTAACCATTTGAAATTATCAACAGTATCTTGATCTAAATCTCTAAAATAACCATTTCTTTTAAATGATGGTTGATCATTTTCATAACGAACTATAGATATTTTTGTGTTTTCAGTTTGATATTTTTCTATGATATCTTCAGCAAAGCTATTTTCGTTTTTTGGACCAAGTAAGAATACACATTCTATTTTTTTAGATTTATTTTCTAAGCAATATTCTAAAAAATTTTCTAATCTTTTTTTACCTTTTTCTGTTGCCAAGACAACAAATTTAGCATCATTCATTTTAAATCTCCAAAAATTTATTACATTTGCTTATTGCAGATGCCATAGTCGCATCTAGATCTAGGTACTTATATTCACCAAGTCTTCCACCAAATACTATATTTGATGATTTTATTGAATTGTATTTTTTATAAATATCTGAATTTTTTTCATTTCTAATAGGATAAAAAGGATCTGGGTTTTCTTTAAATGAAACTGGATGATCATAAGTTATTATGCTAATTTCTGATTCATTTTTTTTTGTATAATGCTTTGTTAATTCGCCATGTTTATAAAAATGTTTGTGTTCTATTGATCTTATGTATGGAACATCTTCATCGGCATAATTTATAACGGCATTACCTTGAAAGTCGCCTTTGTATTCTTCTTTCGTAAATCTTAATGTGTTGTAATCAAGGTTACCAAATTCATAATCGTAGTATTCATCTATTGGGCCAGTATAGATTATGGTTTTTGCCATAGATGATAATTTATCTTTATTTTTTATAAAATCAACATTCGTATCCACATCAATTCCATCAAGTAACTTTTTGACAAAATTTGTATACCCATTTTTGGGAATACCCTGATATTTTGTGGTGAAATAATTTTCATCATATGTCAGTCTGATTGGAAGTCTTTGAATTATCGATGTTGGTAATTCTTTTGGTTCTTTTAGCCATTGTTTTTTTGTATATCCATAAAAAAACTTTTTGTATATTTCTTCTCCGACCATTGATAAAGCCCATTCTTCAAAGTTTTTGGGATTTTCAAATTTAATTTTCACATTTTCTAATTTCTCAATTGCTTCAGATGGTTTTTTTACGCCCCACAACTGATGCATGGTCATTAGATTGATTGGAAATGAATATATTGTTCCACCAGATAATACTTTTGGCCTATTGATAAATGGAATAAATTCTTCAAATTGATTTACAAAATTCCATATCTCAGAGCTATGAGTGTGAAAAATATGTGCGCCATAAGAGGAAACATAATAGTCTTGAAATGGCACATCATGGGCAGCACCAGCGATATGATCTTTCTTTTCAATTACTAAACATTTTTTGCCATGATCGGTAGCTCTTCTTGCGAAGGTAGATCCAAAAAAACCTGATCCAACTATAAGAAAGTCATACATATTGTTGCCCTTTGTTTCTATATTATTTTATGGTTAGAATAGAAACAATACAAAAAGAATTATCAATTCTTTTAAATAAAAAGATTATAAACGGTAAGGTCTTATTACAAAATTGTAAATTTATAGATGAAAACTCAAGAAAAACGCCAGCATATGGAGATTATATGTATGCTCCGTTTTATTATCATCTTGGTAAATTTGTAAAACCAAAAAATGTTTTTTCATGGAATTTTACTCTTGGTTTTTTGGAAAAATGTTTTTTCATGTCATGCAAAGAAACAGAAATATTTTTTTCATTTAGAAAAAAAGATGAAAATCTATATTTTTCTCCAAGGATGGGTTCTTATAATGTAAAAAAGTCTTTCAAGAAAGAATTTGATTTTTATCATGGTTCGATTCATGATGATGAAATAAACGATAAGATAACAAGCCAAAAGTGGGATTGTTTTTTTATTACTGATGAAAATTCTTATGATGATTTGCTTTATTATTTAGATATTTCTTGGAAGAATATGGCTGATGGCGGGATCATTGTTGTTGAGTATATAAAAGATTTGAAAAAAATGAAAAATGCCTTTTATGCTTTTGCAGAAAGTGTAGAAAAAGAACCAATTATTTACAATACTAGATATGGCACAGGTATTTTACAAAAATAATACTATATTAGAATAAATTATGAGGAATTTATGGGCTACGAAGTAATTTATTCTTATCACGAAAAAGTTGATGGGAATTACAATAAAGATGAAGTTAAAACAATCAAAAAAAAGGTTGGAGATCCATTCGAGGATGTACCTTTGGAAAAGCTTGCATCCGTTGTAATGGGGCAACTTGCTCGAAGAGATATATTTGTCGCTAGTGTAGAAGTATTTGAACTTAGCAAAAAACCAATTAGCTTTAGAGAATCTGATGGTGGCGTTGTGATAAAAAACAAAAAGTTCACATTTGATCACTCTGTGGGTTTTTCGGTTCAAGATTTGTCTGTAGCATGCGTAGGAAATTCGACTTATCCTCATGAACAAGTGGAGAAAATAGAACTTTATCCTCATGAACAAATAGAGAAAAGAGAAATTTATCCTCATGAGCAATTGGCAATTCAAAAGCAAACTGTGGTAAGGTCAAAAAAGCCAATCACAACAGTTGTTTTTTCCCCAGAATTGCCAATGCTACATGAAGTAAAGACAAAAGGATATAAACTAACAGTTGATAAAAAATACCCAGTTTATGCTAAATCTGGCTCTATTCAAGGTGAGATTTATACAATTATAGATGATATGTCTAAGGAAATAAAAATTAGCGACAAATATTTTATTCAAGCCCCAGTTGGCCTCATTGGTGACAATGAAGTTAATTTTTCAGAGACACAAAAAGATAGAGAAGGTGGAAAGCTTTTTTGGGGAAACGCATCACAAGAAAACATGCCAAACATTAGGAGATAGTTATGAAAAAAAATGAAAA